CAACTGCTAGAATAGAAGCAATAGTAGGTAGTATCACAGTTACGAATTCGGGTTCGGGTTTTACATCTACCCCCAACGTAATTATTACTCCAGTATTAGGCGATTCTGCATTTATTTCTAGTAATGCAAATCCTATTGCAGTAGTTGGTTTCACTCTTAATAGTATTACTATTACGAGAAACGGTACAGGATATACTTCTGTTCCTGCAGTTACAATCGTTGATTCTCAAAATCGTACTGCAACAGCAAACGCAACTCTATCTTTTGATGCATTATTAATTGAAAATTCAGATGTATATGATAGCGAATATAGCACAGGTGGGTTTGGATATGGGGAATTTATTGCTAAATATCCAGGAACATTGGGCAATTCATTAAAAGTATCAGTTGCAGATTCTAATACATTTACAGGCTGGCAATATGCTAACCAATTCAATTCTGCTCCAAGCACATCGGCTTGGGTTTCTGCTAGAAACGGTTCTGCAGACGAATTACACGTAATTGTTGTAGATGCAAATGGCGACTGGACAGGAACTGCTGGTACAATTCTTGAAAAATTCTCATATGTTTCTAAAGCATCGGATGCCAAGAATTCTGACAATTCTACAAATTATTACAAAGATGTAATTAACAATCAATCTAGATATATTAGTTGGTTAGATCACCCAACGGCAGGTACAAATTGGGGCACAACAGGTTCAGCTAAAGCATTTGCAACATTATCTGCAAATATCACAACTACATTAAGTGGCGGCGTAACAGGTTCATCTGTTTCTGCAGCAAATATACAGGCCGGTTACGAATTATTTAGCAATGACGAATTATATGATGTAAGCTTAATTCCAATGGGACCTACAACAAATGTTGGTGTAGTTAATACTGTTATTGGTATTGCTGAATCAAGAAGAGATTGTGTAGTATTTGTATCTCCTCCATATACAGATGTTGTTAACACTACGAACCAAGCAAGTAAAATTGCGGCATATAGAGATACTTTAACAAGCTCCTCATTTGCGGTATTGGATTCTGGTTGGAAATATCAGTACGATCGTTACAATGATAAATATCGTTATGTTCCATTAAATGGTGACGTCGCAGGCTTAGCTGCAAGAACAGATTACATTGCTGATCCTTGGTTCTCTCCTGCAGGCTATAACAGAGGCGTTATTAAGAATGTTGTTAAATTGGCTTTCTCACCTACTAAGACAGACAGAGATGATCTGTACAAGAAAGGTATTAATCCAGTAGTAACATTCCCTGGACAAGGAACATTGTTATTTGGAGATAAAACTCTATTGGCAAGACCAAGTGCATTTGATCGTATCAATGTTCGTAGATTGTTTATCGTATTAGAAAAAGCAATTTCTACAGCATCTAAATTCCAATTATTTGAATTTAATGATCCATTCACAAGAGCACAATTTAGAAATCTTGTTGAACCATTCTTAAGAGATGTGCAAGGTCGTCGTGGTATTACAGACTTTAGAGTAATATGTGATGACACGAATAACCCAGGATCGGTTGTAGACCGTAATGAATTTGTTGCGGACATATTCATCAAGCCTGCAAGAGCAATCAACTTTATTCAGTTGAATTTTGTAGCTACAAGAAGTGGCGTGTCGTTTGAAGAAGTCGGCGCCTAAATAGGAGTATAAGAAATGGCAATACCATTTAATGTAGAGAGATTTAAATCGGAACTAACAAATGGTGGGGCACGTCCCAATCAGTTTGCGGTTCAGTTGACATTTCCAAACTATGTTACGGGGCGAGCAGCTGCCGTAACAAAGTCCCCATTTTTAATTAGTGTAGCTGAATTACCAGGGCAAACCATTGGTGTTGCCCCTGTATATTACAGAGGACGTCTAATTAAGATGGCTGGCGACAGAGAATTTGCTCCGTTCCAATGCACAGTTCTAAATGACTCCGGATTTACTATTAGATCCGCTATAGAACAATGGATGAACGGGATGGAAAATCTCGGAAACAAAACAGGTGCATTACAGCCTGCTCAATATCAAACAGATATGTTTATTTCTCAATTGGACCGTAATGGTGCAGTTCTGAAACAATATAAATTAATAGGCGCCTTCCCAGTTGAATTGGGAGCAGTTGGTTTAGACTTTGGTAGCAACGATCAGTTATCGACATTCTCGGTATCTTTCCAGTATCAAACTTTTGAATTTTCTAATAATCCTGCACAACAATTGGTAGACGCAATTACAACTTTGGCTTAATAATATAAAGTGAATTAAATTATGGCAATTAAATTATTTGGTTTTAATATTAGTCGTGGGGAAGATGAGATAGATCGTAAACTGCAAGGTTTCGCTACTCCTGTTTCTGACGACGGTGCATCAACAGTACAAGCGGGTGGGCATTTTGGCACATACGTTGATCTAGATGCGACAGCGAAATCTGAGTATGAACTTATTACACGATATCGTGAAGCGGCAATGTATTCAGATACATCTGCAGCTATTGATGAAATTTTGACTGAAGCTATTGCGGCAGTTGATGATGAAGCATTAGTACAAATTAATTTGGATCAGTCTAAGATTCCTCAAGATATTAAAGATAGTATCATTAAAGAATTTGAAGTAATTTACAAATTGATTGAATTTGATACTAGAGGATTTGATTATTTTCGCAGATGGTATATAGATGGGAGAATTTATTTTCAAAAGATTATAGACACTTCTAATCCAAAACGTGGTATTTTGGAAACATTGATTATAGATCCTAGAAAAATTAAAAAGATCAGAGAAGTTAAAAAAGAAAAAGATCAAAAGACTGGTGTTGAAATTATCAAGTCAGTAGAAGAATTTTTCTTATATAATGAAAAAGGTATTACATATAATCCGGGTTATACTGCAAATAACCCAACACAAGGTATTAAGATAGCAACAGATGCTATAACATTTGTGCCTTCTGGGGTTATGGATTTGGATAAGAATGTAGTGTTAAGTCATTTACATAAAGCCATTAAACCTGTGAATCAGTTAAAGATGATGGAAGATGCTTTAGTAATTTATAGATTGGCTAGAGCGCCTGAAAGAAGAATATTTTATATTGATGTGGGCAATTTGCCTAAATTGAAAGCTGAGCAATATTTAAAAGATATCATGGCTCGTTATCGTAATAAGATCGTTTATGATTCTAATACGGGCGAGATACGAGATGATCGTAAAATGATGTCTATGTTGGAAGATTTTTGGTTGCCAAGAAGAGAAGGCGGCAGAGGTACTGAGATTACTACATTACCTGGCGGCGAAAATTTGGGACAGATTGAAGATATTAATTACTTTCAGGGTAAATTATATCAGGCATTAAATGTTCCTCTTTCTAGAATGCAGCCGCAAACTGGTATTTCTTTTGGTAGAGCAACCGAGATAACAAGAGACGAATTAAAATTTGCCAAGTTTGTTGGAAGACTTCGCAAAAAGTTTAATGAAATATTTGGTGATATGTTGAGAACCCAATTAATTTTAAAGGGTGTTCTGACAGATAAAGACTGGAATCAAATTAAAGATGACATTCAATATAGATATGCACAAGATCAATATTTTGAAGAAATGAAAAATGCTGAGAATTTGAGGAATCGTGTAGATTTATTAAATCAAGTTCAACCATTTGTTGGTGCATATTATAGTCAAGATTATGTAATGAAAAATATTTTGAGAATGTCTGATAAAGAGATTCAGGAAATGAAGAAACAAATTGAGAATGAAGGTCCTCCACCGCAAATTGGAATGCCGGGTATGCCACCGGGACAACAACAACCTATAAATAATTCACAGTAAGGAAAAATTATGGAATCCACAGTTATTCAAAACATGATTGATAATATTATCAATAACAAGCAAGCTGATGCTTTACAAGATTTTAATACCGCAATGGCAGATAAAATTTCTGATGCCCTTGATGTTAGAAAAGTAGAGATTGCATCATCTATAGGTAAAACTACAATAGACGTAGAAGAACAAGAAAATGAAAACGTTTAATAGTATCAGAGAAGAAACTTTAGAAGAAAAGCTAAAGGCTTCTGATCCTACGGGCAAATATATTAGCGATTTTGTCCATTCGGATAATCCTAAGTTTGCCGGCAAATCTAAAAAAGAACGTATTCGTATGGCGTTGGGTGCATCTTATGGTGCAAAGAAAACGAATGAGGCAAAAGATTCTCGTGAGTATGATTATGAAGGCGATATGGCCAAGTCTCAACTGAGATCTATTATTGCCAATGCTCAAACTGTGCATGATATGTTAGAAGATAATACTAACCTTGCAGAATGGGTACAGAGTAAAATTACTTTAAGTGCTGATTATATATCAACAGTTAGAGATTATATGCAATCGAATAAAGATGTCAATGAAGAAGTTGAGACAACACACGAGGATCCGCTTGTTGTTACAAAAGACTCCGAGGGACATATTCACACACATGCCAATCTTTCTGTTGCCAATGCTATTCACGGTACAAATGTTAAGCATCAGGCTATTCATACTGGTAAGCCAGTTCAAGGCGGAAATTTCACATTCGAACTTTCTAAGCATCATGCTAAAGAAGTTAAAGATTAATAGGATATTAAGATGCCAGTAACACGTACAGTACTTAAAAAAGTTAGACAACAAGCAGTCATAAAACTTCTTGGCGATGGACAAGCAAATATTACTAGTTTAGATCTAAAACTATCAGATGAAACTGTAGATCAACCAAATGTTCAAATGAATATTACAGGTATGATGTGGTCTACATCAGGTACATCGCCAGTTGTTGTTTCTCGCAATGGTATAGCAACATTATACCTCAATGGAAATGATAATTGGTCTATGACACAAATGTTTGGATTCGCTGACACATCAAATACAAATTCTAATATTTCTCTTGCCATGCCAGCAAATTCATTAGTTTATTTGCATTTATCTAAACCTGCAGGCTTTATAGAACCTGACCAACAGACTAAAAAATAATTAGGAACTAATATGAGATTAATTAAAGAAGTCGCACAAGATTTACACTACCTTGTAGAAGACAAACAGGGTGGCGGAAAAAATATCTTTATTGAGGGTATCTTTGCTCAAGCTGAAAAACCAAATAGAAACAATCGTTCCTATGGTAGAGGTATTATGGAACGAGAAGTCCAAAAGTATCAAGAGCTTATTGGGCAAAAACGTTCATTAGGAGAGTTAGGTCATCCTGAGAATCCTTCAATCAACTTACATCAAGTTTCCCACCTTATTACCAGTCTAAGAATGGAAGGTAATGATGTTATAGGTAGAGCCAAAATATTGGATACACCTATGGGAATTATAGCAAAGAATTTAATAGAAAATGAAGTTCAGTTAGGCGTATCCACAAGAGGTTTAGGGTCGTTGAAAATGAACTCCGAAGGAATCAACGAAGTACAAGGCGATTTTCACCTTGCAACTGTTGACATTGTTGCTGACCCATCTGCCCCAGACGCCTTTGTTCAAGGAATCATGGAATCTGCGGAGTGGATTCTTGAAAATGGCGTGTGGAAAGCAATACAAATTGAAAATGCACAAAAGCAAATAAGGAAGACTTCAGCTAAGAATTTAGACGAAGTTAAATTACAAATTTTTGAACAATTCGTCAATCAATTGTCTAGGTAATAAAACTTATAAATATAGATTGAGAACATTCATACATTTAGGAGACTCTAATGTCAGTAGAAAGTAAAGTTAAGGAATTGCTAGAACGCGTTTCTGTTAAGACTTCGCAGGAAGTTAATGAGGGCGCAGGACCAATGGTTCCAACTAGCGGAAAAGATTCCACAATCAAGCCCGCCAATTCTGGCGACACAGCAAACCCTAAACAGGGTGATTCGGAATCTGCAAGTCACGAAGATCGTGAAGAGAAAGATGTAAACCAAGGAGCTATTACTGCAAAGGGTATTTCTAAAAATACTATTGCAATGAAGGGTCCGGTCGGCGATGCACCTAACTTCACAACAGTAAAAGATCTTTCAACTATCCCACAGAACACGGGTATTCATGAAGATGAAGAAACTGATGAATCTGCAGAAGTTGTGTCTGAAGAAGAGACTACAGAAGAATCAATAGTTGAACCTATCGATCTTTCTCCAATCTTTGGCGAAGAACTTTCAGAAGATTTTAGACAAAAAGCAACATCCATTTTTGAAGCAGCAGTTATTGCTCGCGTTAATAATGAAATGGAAAAAGTTGCAGCATCACTTGAAGAAAAATATGCTGAAGAATTCCTTGAGTATAAGGAAAGCATTGTTGAAAAAGTAGATGCATATCTTAACTATGTAGTTGAAAATTACATAGAAGAAAATAAATTGGCAGTAGAAAATGGTCTTCGCGGTGAAATCGCTGAAGACTTTATGACAGGTCTTAAGGCGCTCTTCAAAGAACACTATATTGAAGTGCCTGAGGAAAAATATGATGTAATAGGTGAATTACAAGCTAAGGTAACAGAGTTGGAAGAAAGCCTAAATGGTCAAGTAGAAAACAATGTTGGCTTAAATACTTCAGTAACAGAACTAAAGCGCAAACTTATTATTAAGGAAATGGCTAAGGATTTGGCAGATACTGAAGTAAATAAATTGACAAAACTTTTAGAAGGTGTCGATTTCGAGAATGAAGAAATCTACAAAGAAAAAGTTTCTGTTATTAAGGAAAATTATTTTCCACGC